TAGCTTGTGCATCGACAGGAATATTCTTTAGTCAAGATGGTACAAGTTGGTTAAACATAAGCAGAAGTTCTGTAGATGCTAGTGGAGATAACTACACAGCCTTTACAGGTCGTAGTACACTAACTAGGACAGGACAAGGTAAGATTAGTTTTTCATTGTTTGAAGGACCTGATTATGATTATGGACTACTAGTCATTTGTGATGGAGCTAATAAACCCTATTATTTTAGAATGGAGGGTACAGGTTCTAACATTAATACTAGAACATATTTTAGTGGTGAAGTTACTGTAACAGGTACAAAGTTTGCAACACACTCTGAAATACACGATAAACATTTAGTTGTTGCTGGTGTTGAAGATAATCTTAGTACAGTATTTTATAGTAAACTATTAGACCCTACAGATTTTAGTGGTACTGGTTCAGGTTCTATAACCTTATCAGACCAAATAGTAGGTATTAAAAGTTTCCGTAATGAACTTTTTATATTTTGTAGAAACAGTATATTCAAGCTACAAGATATAAACGGTACACCGGTGGTAGTTCCAGTGGCAAAGAACATTGGTTGTCTATCAGGTTACAGTATTCAAGAGATAGGTGGTGACCTTCTATTCTTAGCACCAGATGGATTAAGAACGGTTGCCGGTACTGCAAGGATTGGAGACGTTGAGTTGGGTACAGTTAGTAAAGCTATCCAACCAATTCTTACACAGTTAGCAGAAAACATTGATAAGTATGTAATATCAAGTGTTGTACTTAGAGAAAAGTCTCAGTACAGATTATTTTACACAGATACTACAGTTATCAATGCACAACAAAAAGGAATTATAGGAACACTTAGACCAAATGGGTTTGAGTGGTCAGAAACAAGAGGAATAGAAGTAACCAGCATAGGAGCTGGATTTAATAATGATGGTGTTGAAAAATATTTTCACGGTGATACTGATGGCTATGTGCTTGTACACGATTCAGGTAACGACTTTAATGGGTCTAACATACTTGCTAGATATGCCACACCAGACTATGACTACGGAGACTTAGGAACTTTAAAAACTTTACATTATGTTAGAGTATCTGTTAGAGCAGAAGGAATTGTAACTCCAGCACTTCAAGTTAAATACGATTTTAATAGTCAAAATATTCCACAACCATCAAGCGACTTTTCTTTTGGAACAGTTAATCCACCTGCAATATTTGCAGAAGCTGTTTTTAATGCAACGGTATTTGGAGGTACAGCAGCCCCAATGATAAGAATACCATTACAAGGAAGTGGAACAAGTAATAACTTTACAGTTGTTACAGACGATACAAAAGCACCATATATAATAAATGGTTTATATATAGATTTTATACCTTCAGGTAGGAGATAAACAAATGGCAGGTTACATAAGACAGAGTTCGTTTTCAGATGGAGACACAATAACTGCTGCTCTATTCAATGATGAATACAATCAACTTTTAAGTGCATTTAGCAATACAGATGGTCATAAACATGACGGTACTACTGCTGAAGGTCCAGTTATAGGATTGATTGGAGATGCAGGAGAAACAGCTCCTAATAATAAAGTATTAATTGATACAACAAATAACTACATTGAGTTTTATGTACAAGTATCTAGTAGTCCTGTACAACAGTTATATATAGCCGATGGTGCTATTGTACCTGTTACAGACAGTGATATTGATATAGGTACCAGTTCTTTATATTTTAAAAATGCATATATAGATTCTATTACTACTACTGGAAACGTAGCAGTTGGTGGTAATCTTACAGTTACAGGTACAACAACTTTTAACGGTGGTACAATCACTATGGGTGATGCAGCTACTGACAATGTAGTTTTTGGTGCTGATGTTGATTCTAATATTATACCTGATGATGATGATACTTATGACTTAGGAAGTTCTTCACAACAATGGAGAAACTTGTATATTGATGGTACTGCAAATATAGACAGTCTTGTAGCTGATACTGCAGACATTAATGGTGGTACAGTTGATGGTGCTATAATTGGTGGCTCTAGTGCTGCTGCAATTACAGGTACAGCTATTACAGGTACAAGTTTTGTTATTGGTAGTGCTGATATTAATGAAGCAGAACTAGAAACAATTGATGGAGTTACTGCAGGAACTGTAGCAGCTTCTAAAGCAGTTGTTGTAGATTCAAACAAAGACATTGGAAGTTTTAGAAACATTACACTTACAGGTGAACTTGATGCAGGTTCGTTAGATGTAAGTGGTGATGTTGATGTAGACGGAACTACAAATCTTGATGTTGTAGATATTGATGGTGCTGTAGATATGGCATCTACACTTACAGTTGCAGGAGTAGTTGATATAACTGATACCACAGACTCAAGTGATGCAACTGGTGATACAGGTGCGTTAAGAACTGAAGGTGGAGCAAGTATTGCTAAAAAATTATATGTTGGTACAGATTTAGATGTAGATGGTACTGCTAACTTAGACGTAGTAGATATTGACGGAGCTGTTGATATGGCTACAACTCTTACAGTTGGTGGTGAAATAGCAGCAGCTAGTTTAGATATATCAGGTAACGTAGATATTGATGGAACACTCGAAACTGATGCTTTATCTATTAATAGTACAGCAGTCACATCAACTGCTGCTGAACTTAATATACTAGATGGGGTTACTGCAAGTGCTACAGACATTAATTTAATTGATGGTATAACTAACGGTACAGTCATTGCAAGTAAAGCTATTATAACAGATGCAAACAAAGACATTACAGGCGGAAGAAACATAACCATTAGTGGTGAATTAGATGCAGCTACGCTTGATATTTCAGGTAATGCAGACATTGATGGTACACTTGAAACAGATGCACTATCTATTAATGGTACAGCAGTTACTTCAACTGCAGCAGAACTAAATATATTAGATGGTGTAACAGCTAGTGCAGCCGATATAAACCTTATAGATGGCATAACTAACGGAACTGTTATAGCTAGTAAAGCTATTATTACTGATGCTAACAAAGATATTACTGGTGGTAGAAACATTACAATCTCTGGAGAACTTGATGCTGCTACTCTAGATATTAGTGGTAATGCAGACATTGACGGAACTTTAGAAGCTGATGCAATTACTGTAAATGGTACAGCTTTGGCAAGTGTTATTGCAGGAACTACAGTAGCTAATGCTACAACTGCTGCAGTAGCTACAACCGTTACTATTACAGATAACGAAAACACAAACGAAAACAACGCAATTATCTTTACAGCCGGTGGAGATTTAGATGGTGGTAATTTAGGTTTAGAATCAGACGGAGATTTATATTACAACCCTAGCACAGGAACACTAACAGTACCTAATGTATCAGTAAGTGGTACATTTAGTACAGTTAATAGTGTGACTATGGATGCTAACAACGCTGTTATTTTTGAAGGGACTACAGCAGATGCACACGAAACAACTTTAACATCTGTTGATGCTACAGCCGATAGAACAATATCTCTACCAAACGTATCAGGTACTATACCTGTTTTAGCAGCAGCTTCAACTACGCAGATTACTTCAACACCTGAAGAGCTTAATATTCTTGATGGTGTAACTGCCACAGCAGCAGAACTTAATATTCTTGATGGTGTAACTTCTACAGCAGCAGAACTTAATATTCTTGATGGTGTTACAAGTACTGCAGCAGAACTTAATGTTTTAGATGGTATTACAGCAGTCGTTGGAGAACTTAATGCTCTTGACATAGGTTCTACAGCAGTCGGCACAGCAGTAGCTTCAAAAGCAGTTATACTAGACTCAAACAAAGATTACACAGGTATTCGCAACCTTACAATTTCAGGTGAACTTGATGCTGCTACATTAGACATTTCTGGAAATGTGGATATTGATGGTACATTAGAAACTGATAACTTAACAGTTGGTGGTGCTCAAGGTTCAGACGGACAAGTTCTTACTTCAACAGGAAGTGGTGTAGCTTGGGAAAATGCTGCTGGTGGTGGTGTAGCAGGTATTTCTTCAAGTGCTGATGCTACTGCTATTACTATTGGCTCTGATGAAAATGTTACATTCTCACAAAATATAAGCAGCGTAAATAATTTATATGTTGCTGATGACATTGGACACGCAGGAGATGCTGATACTTACATAAGTTTTGAAGCTGATGCTAGAACTGATTATGTAGGTGGCACAAGACTTATTGATTTAAATGCAGGTGCTGTAATTATCAATGAGGGTAGTTCTGATGTAGATTTTAGAGTTGAATCAAATAATAATGTTAATGCGTTGCTTGTTGATGGTGGTGCTGACAAAGTTACAATAACAGGAAAAGTTGACTTTTTAAGCGGTGTTAGTGGTGATAGTAAAGCTAGTTTTCATGATGCAGGAATACTATCTGCTGGTGGCTCATATTCAAGTCCTACCACGTCTGATGGTGCTGGGGGGTTGCTAACTATTTCTATGGTTGGTGATAGTTTTGCTCCAAATGACCCTTTGGCAGGTGGAACTCAAGCAATAAACACATATCACTATATACCTCATAGAACTGGAGCTTTTAATACAGTAACTTCAAATATAGGTGCTACTACTAGAGGTACAATACATGGCACTATTGCTTTTACTAGCACTAATTATACTATCACAAATAACAGTAATAATGCACCAATGTATTATAGAATTCGTCATATGACAGGGTAAAAAATGAGTAAAACAAAAATATCAGAAAATGTATTAGACACAAAAACTTTTAACGAAAATACAAAAAAAGTGTCAGACGATGGGTTGCACGTTTCATGGGATGAGAAAAAAGTTACTCTTACAACTAAATTAATAACTTATGATGATGAGTCAACAGAAACTATTACAGAAAGAACAGAAAGTGAAATAGACAAACCTGCTCCAGTATCAGCATCTGAGGTTAATACTAAAGAGCCTATGAGAAGATTCAATGGTGTAACTTGGTATTGTTATAATTATGATACAAAGTCTTGGGAAGTTGATAGCGACCAAACTGACCATGTTACAGTCTTTTTAAACGATTAAAATGCTTCTAAAAGAACATATAGGCATTTGGGAAAATGCTCTTGATAAAGAAATTTGTGAACACACCATAAAACAATTTGATTATTTTACCAATGAAACTAATCTTAAAGAGTACAGTCAGTTTACACGAAATGGAGAAACTCAATTTCAAAATGAAGGATTACAAGGCAGAAAAGATAAACAGTTGTTTCTAGAAAGAATAGACAGTAATCTTCATAATGAAATACAAAAAAAAGTATCAGAATGTTTTGAAGAATATATGCAATCATATCCTTCAATGCTTTCAGATGGCTCTATCTTATCTAATTTTTATACCAAAGTTCAGAAAACTGAAAAGGGTGGTGGTTTCCATGTATGGCATTGTGAAAATGGATATTTTTACTTTTCAAATAGAGTATGTGCATGGAGTATTTATCTAAATGATATACCTGCTGAAAATGGGGGAGCAACAGAATTTTTACACCAAAAACTTTCTTTTCAACCAAAACAAGGAACAGTATTAGTTTTTCCAGCAGGATATACTCACACTCATAGGGGTGGATTTCTTACTGGAGATATTCCAAAATATATAGCAACAGGCTGGCTTGAAAAACAAGCACCCATGCAAACACAAGAACAATTAAATAAGGAAAGTCAATAATGGTAATATTATCTTAAAATGGAAATGGTATCACCTTACATTGTTTGGAATGTTCTCATAACTTTGATACTTGCTCCAATCTGGTTTCAGATTAGACAAAACTCTTCAGAGCTTAAA